CGTCAGTTCCAGCTCCACCAGGGCCGGGGTGCCGGTCTCAGTAGGAGCGGTGGTCTCGTTGCCCCAGCCACCAATCGCGGCGCCGCTCTTCTGGGTGATCTTCTTGAGGCTGCGGCCGTTGATGCTACGGACCGTCGCCAGGCTGCGCATGACTGTGACGGCGCGTGCCACCCGGTCGATCATGGTGTCGAGCTCCGGCCGCACGGTATAGCCGCCGTCCGCGTTGTTGCTCGTCACCAGCGCCTTCTGCTCCAGGTCGCGAAGGCCGTTCTCGTTACCCTTTCGGATATAGTCGAAGAAGCCCGCCTTGTAGGCGATCTCTTCCGGCGTGGACTTGGTGCCGTCGCCGCGATTGGGACGGGCCGCAGCGGACTCGGCCGCCTCGGCGCGATCGTTGGCGCTCTTGATGTCCTTGGCGAGCCGGGTCAGCTCGTCGTTGAGCTTCGCCGTCTTGGCCTCGGATTCGGTCGTGCGCGCCTTCTCTTCGGCGGCAAGGGCACCCTTGAACTCTTCAAAGGCGCGGCCTTGCTTTTCAAGCAAGTTTTTAATGTCGTCGCTCATGGTGAGCCTCCTACTTATTGAATAATGCAGTGTTGCGGCGGATGATTTCCGCCAACTCTTCGGCGTTGTCGCCAGCATCGCGCAGGCGCTTTAGGCCGTTGAAGCCATCGGCCATGAAGGCCTTGGCTTCGGCACGCGAGAGGCCTGCGTCGCGCAGGATCTTCTCGATCTCGGAAGGCGCGGCCGACTTCACGTCGGTCACGCGCGCCTTGTCATTTGCGGGAAATGTCACCGGGCTCACCTCCCAGAGGTGAACCTTCTTGATCGTGCGCTTCGGGTCGCTGGCGTTCACGCGCGGCGACGAATCCAGCGTGGTGAATCCGATCGACAGGCCGGTAACGGCCTTTTCCTTCATCTCGATGTAGGTGTCGCGCCCGAGCGTGGTCGGCAGCAAACGCCCCTTCACGGCCAGACCGCGGCCGTCTTCGGCAAGATGCGTCCAGATCCCGGCGACCTTGTCGCTTTGATGCTGATGCAGCATCGGGATGGTCTTGCCGGCCGACTGCGTTGCCGCGAGCGTATCGGCGAACGCGCCCGGCACGATCACGTCGCCATAGCCATCGATATTGTTGAAGTAGGCGCCGTAGCCCTCAACGAGCATGGCGCTGTCGCCAGCGCTAGAGTCAGCGAACTTCCACTCCGCAGGAACCGCGGCCAGAAACTTGTCGTGCATGGCGTGTCCTCGCGTTAGGTCGGCGTCGATGCCGGCAGATTATCGACCGGCGTCGGCGCGGGCGTCTCGACGGCCTGCTGCTGCGCGTTGGCCTGCTCCGCGATCTGCTCAAGCACGACAACGGTCTGCTGCTGCAGTGCCTGTAGCGCGTGGCAGATGACGTTGATCGCCGGGACGGATAAATCGAGCTTCATCAGACGGCCACCCACGGCAACGGCAGCACCTGCGTCGTCGGGTTCTTCTGGGCCTCAATGCTCTGGTCGAGCGCGGCCTGATACTCAGCCGTCTGCTCCGGTGTCCACGCATCGAGAACCCAGCCCGCGACTTGCTCCTGCGTCAATTCGTTGTACGGCGTGAACGGCGCACCCTGCGTGTAGGTGATATCGGTCGTGATGAAACAGGACGCCGTGTATTCGCCGTCAGCGGCGACGTAGCTGGCGATCACACGATAGACGACATCTGTCTCGCCTTCGGCTGTCGGGTAGTTGACGAGCGTGGTCGGCGTGAGTGTGTAAGTGGTGGGCATTAACTTCTCCTAGTCGTTCGTCGTCTTGGCGGCGAGGTAGTACGTCGTGCCGCCGTAGCTAATCGTTATGGTGCGGTTTGGACTCGTGGGCGAGACGCTGTTGGCGGCCGTGATCGTGAAGTCCGAACCGGCCGCAGCCAACGCGGCAGCGCGCAACGTGCCTGCCGTCGAACCCGCCGCGCCAGTGCCGACACCGATGATGCCTGCGGAGATGCGGGAGAGGCCGGTGTCGGAAGACGCACCGAGTGCGAACACACCGGAATTGCTGGCGATATTTACAATCGCTGGGCCGTTATAGCCCATATTGATAATCCCTCCGACCCGCACCGCGACCGCGATGTCAGTGAAACCATCATATCGAACTCTGAAAACGCTCGTAGTGCCCGCTGCACCAGCATAAATGGTCATCAAATTTGTCGCAGAAGTGCCGTGCGCGGTGTCTGTTACGCGCAATGCGAACACATCAATATCGCTAGCCGTATTGAGTGTATGGCTGATGTCGATGGGCGATACAGTGCCCGAAGTCGTGCTGCTTCCTGTGCTGCGGATGAGCCCTTGGTTAGCAGCGGAGGGAGTAAGCGTTTGCAGGCCAGTAAAGGTGTTCGCGCCGAGCGACGCGCCGTAGGCATCGACTTTACGAATGGTCATGCTCCTAGGCCCCCACATACACGGTCAGCACCTGGGCGTTGGTGCCGATTTGCGTCATGGCCGACTGCGCCGCTTTGCCTGTGATCTCGATAGTCGCGCCAGGTCCAATCGGAATTCCTGCGGTCAAAGAACAGGTGCCGCCCGTGGGATCGATGGCCGCGACGGCGTTTGCGGCGGGGTTGGATACCATCACCGACAGACGTGCAGCCGATGCACCCACCAGCACGCCAGACGCGCCGGTCATGGACACGGCGGCTTTGGTGAGCGTTGCCTGATCTTCCGGCTTCTCAGTTTTGAGGCCGCCGCCCGCTCCAAGCGCCGCAGGCAAAAGCGCTATCAGCGACGTGATGCGCTGAGATACTCTCTGCAACCGACCGTTAAGACCGCTCGATGCGATGTCCGTTGCCGGTGCCGTTTCGGTGATAATGCCGAGCTTGGCCTCAACGTCCGCCGTATCAAGGTTGATGCTGTCGGCGGTGACGGTCAGGCCGCTAACCGTGATGACTTCAGCATATGTACCATCGCCCATGTCTTTGAATTTCTTCAAAAGACTTCCGGCAAAGGGGAAACTCAGATTTGCGTCAGCCATGTTCTTTCCTTCACTTTAAGGCGCTGGCGTATTTGCCGGCAGCTTTTCGGCCGGCATCGGCGTGCCATCGTCGCGCACTACGGTCATGTTGAGCGGGATGCGGAAGCGATCGAGCTCGGGCCGCTGATCCATTTCCTCGAGCGCGCGAATCTCATTTGGCGAGACGGCGCCCATGTTGACCAGCAACTGATAAAACTCGCCGCGCTCCTTGGCGGTGCCGCGCAAAAGCGCCTGCACCGTGAACTTGAAATAAAGCCCCTCGGCGTCTTCGTCGTCGGTGAGCAACTGCGTGCCCATCGCCTCTTCCCACGCGACATGCCAGGGCGAAAGCGTATGCACCACGTGCGCGATAAAGAACTGTTCCGCGCTGGCAAACGTCGGCGCCGAGTCTCCCGAATGGCCGACCATCTGCGGGAACACCGAGAAGCCGCGGCAGATTTCCTCGATCTGCTGGCCGCGAAGCTTCATCGTGTCGGCGTCGGTGTTGCTCATTGCGAGCGTCTTAAACTCGAGGTCGCCTTCCATAAGCGCCGAGCGGCCGGCGTTCGAAGCGCCGCCGTGCATGTCCGACCACGCCGCTTTCAGCACAGTTCGCTGCTCATCGGTCAGCGGCGTCTTGGCCGTGAGGATGCCGCCCGGCCGTGCGCCGTTGGCAAAGAGCTTGGCTTGCGCCTCGTCCACCGCCAGGCGCAGGCCGATAGCCTCGCGGGCATACTTCACGGCGCCGAGGCCCTGCACGGCGTCCCATGACGGGCCGCGAATTACAAAAACCTCGTCCTGCATGTAGGTGTCGCGACCGCCGCCCGGCCAATCCACAGTGTATTGGATTCTCCAATCGTCGCCCTGCGCCCACGATATCCAGGCCGGCGGAACCGGCAGCAGCTCGAGCGGGCGCCCGTCCGATGGCGCGCGTGTAATAAGCGACAAGCCGAACGGGCCGAGCGCCGCGTGCATCGTCATGGTGCGGCGCCATTCGCTCGGCGTCATCCAGCCATTCGGACGGCGGCGCATCAGCTTCGCCACCGGATGATCGGTCACCGCCTCGCGGCCCTTGCCGCCGTTTAGCGTGCGGTAGAGCTTGAACGGAATCTGCGAGCAGCCGTTGCCGAGCAACGTGGCGCAGCGCAGCACCGTCGTCACGCCCAGCGCCCGCTCCACCGTCACTGCCTGGCCGCTGAGGGATTCCGCCCCGAGCAAAAACGAACGCAGCAGGTCGAGCGAGTTGCTCTTGGCCTCGCGCCGAAATGGATTCCACATCGGCGGGCCTCAATCTAACAGAGTGATGGCTGCGCCTCCGCGTGCTCGCGGGTTCGTCCCCATTAACGAGATTGCGTTGAAGCTCGCCATGAGCGGATCGATCTTCGCCGAGCCCGCAGCTTGTTTCGTGATGATGATCGCGTTGCCGCGCGGCTCGACCTTGGCGTTGCCGACGCACCAGGCCATCATCGGCTGGCCGCCATGTATCAGCGTGCCATCGGCAAGCGCCCGTTCCATCGTCTTGATGGCGCCGGACAACCGCCAGCCTTGCGATATGCCCTGGATCATGCCGCCGGCCTCGGTGCCCCTGATGCCGGCCTCGCCCAGGGCGTCGATGATGCCGCCCACGCCGGCCGGATCCACGCCGACCTTGTAGAGCTTGCCGGACGCCAGTACCTGCTCGGCTATGTCCGTGAGGTCGTCCATGTCCTCGCCCAGCCGCTGGATCACGCGGAGGTCGCCCACCTTCTCGAAATCGCGGAGGACCGAGGCTTCGCCCTTGCGCCGCTCCAGCACTGAAGTGAAAGCCCACGCCTTGCACCACAGCAGCAGCCGGCCGGTCTTCTTCTCGCGGCCCATCACCGCCAGGCCGAGCAAATCGTCCAGGCCGCCGCCGTCCGCGCCCATCACGACCACCTCGGAGCGTGTCAGGAGCTCGCTCAGGGTTAGCGTCGTCTCGGCTGCCGCCTGCCAGTGTTCCGCGCCGGCCCAGCGATCCGACCCAAGCGCCAGGCCGATCTCGATGTTGAGGTGCTGCGACGCCCAGCGGATTACCTCGCCGTCGCCGTCGCGCTCGGCACGTTCAAGCATCTCCTTGAGCTTCGCCAGCGTCACCGACTTGTCGAGGTTAGGCGTGACCATCCACCAGTTTTTCGGCTCTTTCCAAGCCGGCGGGATGGCCTTGTCCTTGATGAAGCGCTCGGGAAACTCATAGAGCACCGAGAGCGTGCGGCCCGGCGTGCGGCCGTCGCGGATGCCTCGCGCGTTTTTCAATTCTGCCGCGAACGCGCCGCGCGGCGGCTGGTCGCTCTGCGTCGTAATCATCGCGAAGAACGCCTCGGGGATGGCGATCATGCCGCCCCGAATCTGCCCGATGATCCGTTCCGCCGCCGAACTCCGTGCGATCTCGTGAAGTTCATCAAGCAGCACGCCGGCCGGCTTGATGCCGGTCAGGATGCTCGCGTCAAATGTCTTGATCGCCAGCGACGCCTTGGTGCGCCGGTCGGTGATCTTCCGCATGTGCTCCTGCACGTGCATCCGGCGCGGCAGGAAGCCCGCCTCGTCGGCCTCGATCATGCCGACAGCTTGCGTAAACGCCAGATGGGCAATCGCCAGCGACGGCGCCACCAGCAGAAACTCAGCCCGCGGGCGCTCGTTCATCAGCAGCGCCGTGACCATGAAGGCCGCGCCGTAGCTCGTCTTGCTCGACTTCTTCGGCGCCAACAGAAACAACTCTGGCACCTGGCGCTCGCCCGTTGCCTGGTCGATCGAGCCCAGCACCGTGCCGACGATCTGCCGGAACCATTCGCCGCTGGCCTCTTTCAGCGCCGGCTTGCCCTCAACGTCCGGTAGCCGCAGCTTGTCAAATATCCCGGTGGCCCGATCGTATTCGCGCCGGTCAATCGGCAGCGCCGGCAGTAGCGACTGCCCCGCCTCGATCCGCGCCGCCCAATCGGGAACCGCGAAAGACCAGTGCGCCATCAGTGCTTCACCAGCTCGCCCCACTCGCC